AGTTGGAAGAGGTATAAAAAAAGTAGCGAAAGGTATTGGTAAAGTCTTAGGTAAGATTGCTAAACCGTTTCAAAAACTTGGTATCCTTGGACAAATTGCTTTAAGCTTTATAATGCCTTGGGCAGTCGGTGGGATAATGAAAGGCATGGGCTATCTTGCTTCTAGTTCTTTTGGAACTTTTGCAAGTGGGTTAGCTGCTGACGGTAATTTATTTATTAAAGCTGCAGGTAAACTTGCACAAGGCATAAACTTTGGAGCTGCTAAAATTAATCAAGCTTATACATTTATTAGTGATGGTATTTCTAAAGGTCTTGACTGGGTTGGAGAACAAGGAGCTAAACTTAAAAAAGGTATTACAAACAAGTTTGATGCTGCAAAAGAATGGGTAACCGGTACTCCTACTTATAGTGATGATGGTATACTTTTAGCAACAGAGCAGAAAGAACTTTTTGCAGGAGACGATATTTTCGCAAATGTGAAACAGACGGTTCTGGATGACGAAGCTTTGAAAAAGCAAGGATTGGACAGAGCTACTATGTCAAAAGAGGTCTTTGATTTAATAGATAAAGCACCTGAAGGAACTTCTTTTCAGAATTTAAAACTGGACCCTAAACTTTCTAAAACAATAACATCAAAAGGTACTAATTTAGTAGGTGATGAATTAGTAAGCGAAATGGCTAGAGATAAAGTTACTACAAATTTATTAACAGCTCAAGGAGACCGACTAATAGGTGCAGGAAACAAAGCTGCTGCTGCAGTATTCACAATGGATACAGCAAAAAGTGAAATAATTAAAGCTGCTGAGCAACAAAAAGAAGAAGGATATAGACCATCTTATGAAGAAGGACCAACCGTATCTTACTTAGAAGTTACACCTGAAAAAGTGACACGAGATATTGATTTCTCTGTAAAATCTCAAGGTGGGCAATATATGAGTCCGTTAGATTCTGCTGTTATAGTAAATCACTATGAAAAATTTTTTCCACAACTTAGTTTATAAAACATGATGAAACCAAAACAATACGATCAAGAAGGTCTAGAATTTCTAGGTCAAATGCAAAGACCTATCCCGGGACAGAGTTTAACTAACAGTCCTGATAGTCCTTATCCTTGGGAACAGCCACCTGAGTTTACAGAAACACAACCAGCTATTGAATCTCTTTATGTTAGTTTAACAGAAGATGATGCATATGAAGCTATTGTAGATTTAATTGATGCAGATAATACCATTGCTGATGCAGCCCAAGTTGTATTGTATGCAGGTTTTGAAGAAGGTTTATGGAATCCTGATCTAATGACATTACTCATTGAACCAACTATGTATTTAATTATGGGATTGGTTGAACGAGCAGGAAGATTAGAATATAAAATAGATAGAGAACCTGAGGTAGAAGACGAAGAAGATAAGCTACAACAAGTTACAGCTATGGAACAACTTCTTAGTAAAGCTGCAGTACAGGCTGAAGAAGATAAAGTTAGTGGTGTACAAAAAGGTGTACTACCTAAAGAGATTGAAACAAAATTAAAAGAGATTAAAGTGCCTGAAAGTTTATTGGCACCTGATAACACAGAGGAAGTATAATGGCAATTAAAGCATTAGGAGAATCTTTACTATCTTCAGCTAAGAAGAAAGCTAAACGTGGACAGAAGCTTGGACAACTAGCAGGTCTTGCTATGATTGGCATGAGCATAGCTAATTCTAACATACGTAAAAAAGCTGTACAACGAGCTAATGAGTGGAACAATAGTTTTACTCCTTTGAAGAAAATGTATGAAGGAGAGTTTACTAAAATTAATGACACTAAAGATGATTATAAAAAAAGAAACGACACTACTAAGTATGCTAACTATCAAGAAAGTTTTTATGAGCCAGAAATAGAAAGACTTACTAAACTTATCACAGGTAAAAAAACAGATGGTACTTTAAGTGCTAAAGAAATAGCCGACATAAGAGTTCAAGCAATAGAAAATGTATCTGATAATGTTTTAAAATATGAAACAGCAGTAAATCAATACCAACCTTACTTTGATATTGATCAAACAGCATTTATAGAAAATTTAAAAACTTTAAGAAGTACAGGAACTAAATATATTTCCGATGATAACTTACAAAAAGTATTAGGTCGTAAATTATTTAATAGTACTGAAGGGCAAATGATTAAGAGAAAAATTAACCTTTCAGATACTGAAGCTTTTTCTTTGGACATTCCTCAAGAGTTATATCAATCTTTAGATTTAGAATTTTTAAATGCTTTAGACGGTATGAAAACTAGAAGTGTAAAAGTATCAGATGTTAAAATTATTAGGGAAGCCTATGATAATGCTGAAGATATTGAAATACTTCAAAAGAAAATAAAACGAGACCCTCCAGCTAAAGCATTGACAAAGGACACACAAGCTGCTATTGTTAGTATTTTTACTGAATTTGATGGGAAAGACTTAGATAATATCCCTTTACCTAATGTAGACTATTTAGAATTTATAAATTTTTCAAATGAGAAAAATAAAGTTGTAGCTATAAGTATGAAAGATTTAAAAACTGTACTTGAATCTACATTTGATGGAGGTAAGCCTAGAGTTAAACCTGAACAAAATTTTTCTGATTGGGACCAGTACATGAAAGATGTAGCTGTTTTGACTCAAGCACAAGAAGTAGAATATTTACGTTTAAATAGAAATGAAGTTGTCACTCAACAAATGAGAAAACAATTTGCAGCTCGTGCTGCTGTTGAAGTAGCTGGAACTTTTGACATAACTTTTAAAACAGGTAATGTGGGAATGGGTAAATATAATCCTTTACGTATATTGCCGGGACCCGGTATGAGAGAAGGAATTATTAGTACAACATATAAAGGTAGAAAAGGTTCTGAAGTTCCTAACGAAGAAGGAATTGCTGGAGACACTAATACTCTTGATACCAGTGGTACATTTAATGCAGTTAATTTAGAAGAAGATTCAGTATCATTTGATGTTGAAGCTGCAAGAATAGATTTAGCTACTCCGGAATTTAAAGCAATGTCTCAAGAAGATAAAAGTAATTATTTTTATCAATTAAAAATTATGCATCCTGAATCTGTTACAGAGATTAATGAGTTAAGACAGTCTGTGTTAGCACCTAAACCTTTAGAAGAAAAGATGCAAGAAACTTTATCTGATGATAAAAAAGTAGACGATATGACACGTATAGACGGAACTACAAAGTCTGCTATAGGTTATAAAGGTCCCATTAAAAATAATGTTACTGGACAAATAATGACGGAAGTATCTATTAGTTTTGATGATTTTGAAAATCCTTATTCTGATAAAAACATAATTCCTTTAATTGTGCCTACACTTACAGATAAAGAAATATCTATTCTACAAGACATGAACATAGAAGGTAACGCTAAAAACATTCCTCAAGCTATAAAAACTAAAGCAATTGACTATGCTCGACTACGTATCAAAGCAGGGTTAAATCCTTTTTATCAAGACGGAGAAGAAGAAACTCCTGCTCCTACTCCGGCACCTAAAGATTCTTTACTTTCTCCTAATATACCCACACAAGCAGAACTTGTAAAAGATTTTGAAATCTTAGGAGCTGAAAAAATGTCTTCAGAAGAGATTGACATACGTTTAAACGAGATGATAAATCAGAAAGATGATTTTACAACTGACGAATATATTAAACTTATTACTTATTTAAACTCTAAACAGGGAATAATGCCACAAGCAACAAGTCTATTAGAGCCTACTCCTGAACTGACAGATTCAGAGATTATTGCAAATGCTTTGAAAGGTTCAGGCACAGGTAGAAATCCTTTAGAAGTTCTTAATGATATGAATATTTCAAACTTTGAAAGAGCATTAGAGAATGTTAAAAACAATAAATCAACTCTTGGAGTAGCTACCACATCTACAAAGTTTAGAGAATATGTAAGTGAAAACTATAATGATAAATCTTTCACATCGCTTTCTAAATCAGATAAAATAAAAGCAATAGAAGAGTATATTAAAACTTTACAATCTTAGGAAACTAAATGACACCTGAAACAGAATACAATTCTGAGTATTTCTTAAACCGCTACAGAAATAGAGTTAATCTTGTAGAGGAGGAAGAAGAGAAAGAAGAAGAATCTCAAGAGGTATACGATGCTAGTTATTTTATCAATCGTTATAAAGAAAGAGCTAATCCAATAACAGAAGAAGAAAGCCAGTTTCAGGAAGAACAACTTGCACTTCAAGAGGAGCAAGATTTAAAAGAAAGGGTAGTATCAGAAAATGTTATACTTGAAAATGAACTGGAACCTCAAGAAGTTGTTATTGAAGAGTCAGAACCAACTTACAATTCTGATTATTTTGTAAATAAATATAAATCCAGACTTAAAGTACAACCTACAACCGAGCTTGAAAGCGGAAAGCTACCTACTACAGCACAACAAATTCAACTAGGTGGTAAATTAGAAAGGCATACACTTGGAAATCTTTTTAGAACTGCTAAAGCTGGACTATTAACTCTATCTAATAATAAATCTTTTCAAGATAATATTAAACAAATTGAAAAAGAAAGAACTGATAAAATCTTTAATACGATGCAAGAAGAGTATGGTATAGATTTTAGAAAAAATCAAAACGATGCTGCAGTTATTACAGGACGAATAGGCACTGCAGTATTTGACCCCGTTACTTTTTTTATACCTTGGGCAAAGATTGCAAGATTAGGTAAGATTACAGCTACAGCTACAGGTGCTGGTATTGGTGCAACGGATATGGCACTGTACGAGTACGCTGCATATGGAGAAGTAAACCCCAACAATGTTTTGTTTGGAGCTACAGTAGGTGGAGCTAGTTCTCTACTAGGTACTGTTGTTGCAAATAGGTTTCCATCAGTCGCTGACGACCAAATTAATTTAGGTAAAATAAACAGTCCAGATGCAGACACGATTGTTAAAAGTTCTGTTAAGGACGAAGTTCCTATTAACTTGACAGCTAAAGAAACAGAAGACCTTGATGCAGTTTTACCTATTGTTCTTAAAGAAAGAGCAGGTATTTTAACCCAGATGGAATCTTCTACAGCTTTATCAAAAATGTTTACTCAAGCAAGAAACGATCAAGCTGCTTGGAGAAAAATTACTGATAAAAACGGAGACCCTCAAGCTAAATGGAATGTGGACAAGAGACAGTGGTTCCCTATTAAAGGTTCTAAAATTACTCAGGCAGAAATAGATAGACTGAATGTAGCAAGAAAAGAAGCAGATAAATTTTTAAATGATGACTTCTTATATTATTTTTCAAATGTAAGTGAAGGAACAGGAAAAATTGTTGACGATACTTTTAGAATATTATCTAAAGATGAAACATACGAACTAACCGATAGTATTATTCAAAAGGTTTTAAATGAAACTTTTAGACCTCTTGTTGGAGGAGGTATCGGCTTTACTGCAGGAACATTTATTGGTGATGATGATGATGCAATTAACTATAGTTTAATTGGTGCCGGTATGACATTCGGTGTTGTGTATAACCGTGTTAAAGATGCACCCTATTTACTACAAAATCAAAAAGAAAAAGCTTTTGGTTTAATAAATAATGAAGCGACTAGAGTACTTCATAACTTTTTAAAAGTTAAAGGTTCTGGAACTACAGCTACTAGAGGTGTAAATCACGGTGGTGAGAACGAGTGGATTTCTAGAAACTTATTTCTTATGATGGACGGAAAGAAAAAGAATATTATAGGAGCAGAAGAAAGTTCAGATTTTTTAAAAGGTTTATTTGGTAGACAGATTGCTGATGTTGTACAAAATGCTACAGAAGTAGAACGTGTAGCTTCTGCAAGAATAATAAAACAATTAACTACTATAGATGAGTTGAAAGCAACTGGAAAATATTCAGATGAAAGCTTAGAAAATATAAAAAATTTAATATCTAATGCAGATCAGTTTAAAACATTTTTAAATACTAAATATGTAGAGCCAGTTGTTTCTTTTAAGAAAATAGAAAACTACGATTTACCTCAAATATGGAATGATACTTATATTAGAGCTAACAGAAACGAAGCTGAAAATATAATTAAACGTGCACTACAGGCTGAGTTTCCTACTTGGAATAAAACTGCTGAATCGCTTACAGAAAGTTCTAATTTAAATGTTGCAGCTAGAAGGATAGTTAAAAACGAACTTGGTGAAGATACACAAGGAGTCTTTGCAAAACCTCTTAAAGGAGTAGAAGACGAAGAAATATTTGGTAAATTTGTAGGTATACCACAATTAAAAAATTATCAGAAAGAAAGAGTTTTTAAAAGTTTAGAAGCTAGAAAAATTTTAGAGCCATTATTAGAGCAAGACTTAAGAGTTATTTTAGAAAAGTGGGTTACTAACACAGTTCCCGGAGTAGAGTTTGCAAGAAGATTTGGTGCTAATGGAGAGATTGTTGACTCATTAGCTCGGTCACTTAGAAATAGAAAAAATTTAACTAGTAAAGAAACGCAAGAAAAGCTTAGATTAATGAAGAACACAGTAGACGCTTACTTTGGTGTTGTTGGAAAATCTTCATCAGATGTGTTTCAAAAAAATGGTTGGAAAGATGGGTTTGCATTACTAACATTTTTATCTAATACTACTATGTTGCCTCGGGCTTTAATTACTCAGCTAGGTGATTTTTTACAACCGTTTCAAAATAGCGGAGTAGGACCTACAGTTAGAGCATTAATGAAGACTTGGCAAAAACAAAACCCTGCTGCTCTAGCTGGAGTTGGTGGTAGCCGAAGTAACACTTTAGGAGGAACTGTAAAAAAAGATGTTGAAGGAGTGTTATCTGCAGGTGTTCATCCTAGTACACCGTTTCAAGAAAAACTTTCTAATTTAACACAATTATTTTTTCGATACAATGGAATGGCTCCAGCTACAGATTTAGGTATAAAAATAGCATACAGTGCAGGTATAGACGATTTATTTAGGACTGCTAAAAAAATAGGTAGTAAAGAAAAAATAAGCAGGGCAGTGCAAAATAAATTAAATTTTTATGGAGTAGATCGAGCAGATGTTGTTAAACTTCAAAAGTTTAAAACAGTTGAAAAAGCCATAGAAGAAGGGGATGTTATAGAGGGACTTATTAATAAAATAGGTAATAAAGCTTCTAGAAGAGACGTTGGTTTACCGGGGATAGGTAACCGTATGATTTTTGCTCAACACAACAACCCCATGATTAAGTCTGCTGGGTTGTTTTTATCTTGGGCACAATATAAAGTAGCTCAAATGAATGGATTAATTAATAGAGTAGAAGACGGAGACTTAAAACTTGCTATTAAGATGCTAGGAACCGTAGGTATTTTTGGAGGTTTAAGAGAGCTACAAATTATGGCTAGTCCATCACGAAAATATTACGAAGAGAATGAGCCTAAAAATTTTAGTTCTAAATGGATAGCAGAAGCAACAGCATTATCCGGTATAGTAGATTGGAGAATTGAAAAACTAGCCCGTGTATTTAGTGACTGGGCTGGTTCGGGACATGGTACTGCTACTACAGCTATATCTCCTTTATATTCTCTTTTAGATAGGTGGTATAATAGTATTGGAAAAACTTCTAGGAATTTTAAAGCCGGAGATTATCAAGGAGCTGCAGTATCAAGTATTAAAACTTTGCCTTTAGGAGCAGAAGCAGTTGACTATACTAACAGATTAAACGAAGCAATAACAGGTGAAACATTATTAGAAGATGAACCTAATATAAAAAGAAAACAAAAAGGTGTTTCTTTAGTTTCTAGAAAAGATTTTTCAAAAGGAGGACTAGTAGGTGAAGAAACTATTGAAGGTCCTGAAGTACCTTTTACACAGGATAATGCTGCTGATAGAATCAACCCCATCACAGGATTACCATACAATCAACCCCTTATTAAGTACCAATAATATGAATATAGAACAATGTAAAGCTGAAATCAAACGACACGAGGGCGAAGTCCTAGAGATTTATATGGATAGTTTAGGCTATAAGACTCTAGGAGTTGGTCATCTATGTCAACCTAATGACCCTGAATATGATTGGGAAGTTGGTACACCTGTATCTCAAGAGGTTGTAGATAGATACTACACCATAGACTTTGATAGACACTATGCAGAAGCTATACATGTGTTTGGTGATAAAGAAAATTTTTATAAACTACCCGAAAAAATACAACATGTGTTAGTCAACATGTGTTTTAACTTAGGTGGTACAAGACTTTCAAAGTTTCGTAACATGTTGAAAGCTTGTAGAGAGCATAACTGGTTTGAAATGGCTAGACAAATGCAAGACAGTAAGTGGTA